CAGGACTTACAAGGCAGGCAGGGCGGCGAAAAAATCAAAGGCCGGGGCTGCCCTTCCGGACTGGTACGAGCCTATGGAGAACAACGGCCTGCGTTTCCTTCCGGGAGTGCTTGCACAGGACATGGCTGAAACGCAGCAGGTTTTCTATGCCGCCGAGCAGCATTTCGGTTACAGCGGCGGAGTCTATTCGGAGATGAGCGAGATGGAGGCACAGAAACTTGTCCAGGACAGGATGCTCGTGCGCGAGACTAAGATGACGCAGATTGTGGACGCGGAGAAACAGTGGCGGCTGAAAGTCCAGAAGGACATCCGGGAACTGAATGCAAACCCTTACATCATCAACGTGCGCAACGGCCTGTACAACGTCCTTGAGGACACCCTGACGGAACATACCCCGGATTACTATTCAACGGTGCAGCTGGCGGTGACTTATGACAGGAAGGCTGACTGTCCGCTGTTCAGGAAGTACCTTGAAGAGTCGATGGACGGGGATATGGACCAGGTGGGGCTGATCCAGGAGATGCTTGGATATTTCCTTATCCCGGTAAACTCGGCACAGAAGTGTTTTGTCATCGTGGGCGTGGCGGCAGCGGGAAAATCCGTGCTGCTCCGCGTGCTGAATGATGTCCTCCTCGGCAGGCGGAACGTATCCAATGTATCGTGGCAGGCGCTGAACGAGCGGTTTAAACCCGCGGAACTCTTCGGCAAACTGGCCAACATCTTCGCCGACCTGCCGACAAAGAACATTGACGATAACGGGATCTTCAAAGCACTTGTCGGAGAGGATTATCTGACCGTGGAAAAGAAGAACAAGAACCCTTTCTCTTTCCAGTCAAGCGCAAGGCTCCTGTTCTCCTGCAACAGCATCCCCATGAACTACGGGGACAAAAGCGAGGGGTTCTACCGCAGGCTTATCATCATCCGTTTTAACAGGACCGTACCGCCGGAAAAGCGCGACCCGGAACTTCTGGAAAAATTCCGCATGGAGGCGGACGGCATTTTCCTTTTCGCCCTGGAAGGGCTGAAGAGGCTCATGAACAACCATTACCGTTTTTCGGAAACGCAGGTCAACAAGGCGGAGCTGCAGCAGTACCGTGAGGAGTCTGATTCCGTGCTCTCGTTCACCAAGGAGTACTGCGAACTGGGCGGGGGCTGTACCGCAGGGTCGACGGAACTGTTCAACGCGTACAAGGGCTACTGCGACGAGTGCGGGCTGAAACCGTATTCCCAGAAGAAATTCGTGCAGCAGGTTCTCGCCGCGTGCCCCGGCGTAACACGTGAAATCGACCGCGTGGCGAAGCGTCGTGTTCTCTCCGGGATCAAACTCGGCGAGGTGCTCGGATGACAGGAAACAACGGGGTTTTGACAATGAACGATGCTATTCCGGCCAACGCGTTTTATGCCGCAGGAACACATCGGAACACGTTTTTCCCTACTCTCCATATATACACAAAAAATAAATGCATATGTGATTTTTTATAATCTGATAATCGTCATAATGGCATTTCTCGTGTTCCATGTGTTACAACGCAGTGTTTTCAAGGATTCTCCGGAACACATCCATCATCAGGAGGCTCTAATGGCTGAAAAAGATATTGTAAGACAGATACTCCGGTATCTGAAGACCGTGCCCGGGTGCTTCGCCTGGAAGGAACACGGCGGCATGTACGGGACAGCAGGCATCCCGGATATCATTGCCTGCATAGGCGGGCGGTTCTTTGCGTTTGAAGTGAAGACCGCGGATGGAAAACCTACGAAACTCCAGGAAACGACCATCCGTAAAATCCTCGCGGCCGGCGGCACGGCACTGGTAGTCCGCTCGGCAGACGAGGTGCGGGCTGTGGTAGGCAGTCCCCTGCGCTGAAACAACGGTCATTGAACAAGGAAAACAATGCCTCAATGCATTTAAGATACAATGCCTTCCCCAACAAAAAACAATCGGAGGTATTGATTATGACACCATATGAATCGCTGGCCAATGCCGTGGTATTAGGGGCGGTGAAGGACTGGAGGGATGCGGCAAAGCAGCTCCGCAGGCATCCGGGGAGTCCGTCCGCCCTGCGGATGAAAGAAGAAACGGAAGCGTTCTTCCTCTCCGGCAGATTCCAGATGTTCACATCTGTAGACGGCAAAGCCCTGTTAAGCAAACTGTGCATGGAGGATTAATATATGACATCGAAAGATTATTTACGGCAGGCCTACAGGCTTGACCAGAGGATCAACAGTGATATAGCGGAGGCGGCAAGGCTGCGGGAGATGTCTGTGAGCGTTTCCTCCCCCGCCTTTGACGAAAGGGTGCAGACAAGCAGGGATGCCGACGCCCCGTTCGTCAGATGCCTGGAGAAGATCATGGCGCTTGAGGAACACATCAATCGTGAGATAGACCTTTACGTCGATCTCAAGGAACAGATCCGGACCGTGATTGAAACGGTCCCGAACATGGATGAACGGATGGTGCTGAAGTACCGCTACGTCCACAACATGACCTGGGAGCAGATTGCCGACAAATTGTACGAGAGCGTGAGCACCATCAAGCGCCAGCATGGTTCAGGACTGACGCATGTGAAGATGCCGGAAACGCCTGTCGTTATCGGAAAGCTGGACTGTTCTGACCCGTTTTGAACCGGGATGACCTCCCGCCTGTTGTGTTATAGTATAATCAGCAAATCAGAATAAAGGACCGGCGGACAGCCGGACGAGCCTCGGAAGGGAGCAATCCCCGCCGGGGCTTTCTTTATGCCCGGAAGGAGGTGAGGGCTGTGCCGAGACTTCCAAGAAGAGGGTGCGCTTACAACGGGTGCCCGAGGCTTGCCGAGGAAGGCAGCCAGTACTGCAAGGAGCACAAGAAGCTTATGGACAGTCAGTACAACAGGTACGAACGCCGCCCCGATACGAACAAGAAGTATGGGAGGGCATGGAAACGAATCCGCGACAGATATGCGAGGGAGCATCCTTTGTGCGAACGCTGTTTCGCGGAAGGCAGGCTTACTCCCGTGGAAGAGGTACATCACATCATCCCGATCTCGCAGGGCGGGACGCATGACCCTTCGAACCTGATGAGCCTTTGCCAGTCGTGCCACACGAAAATCCATCTTGAGATGGGAGACAGGCAGATCAGGCGCTGACCCCAGGGGCGGGTCAAATCTCCGGGACGGCTTCCGCCGGGCAACGGCGCGGGGTCACGTGCGCGAAATTCAGCATTCAAACGGGGTATTAACCCCTGCAGCCGGAACGGAGGTTGGAAAATGGCAAAGGATGGTACGAACAGGGGCGGCCCAAGACCCGGAACGGGTCCGAAAAAGAAACCGCTGCTTGACAGAATACAGGACGGGACGGCAAAAGGCACGATGGTAATGCCGGATGACCTTCCCGAGCCAGCGGATATAGAGGGCAGCGACATCCCGCCTGTCCATGAATATCTCAAAGCGGTGCAGAAGAACGGGAGCACGTTGTGCGCGGAGGAAGTATTCCGCGACACCTGGAGATGGCTGAAGGCCCGGGGCTGTGAAATGTTAGTAAACAACCAGCTTGTCGAGCAGTACGCCATGAGCGTGGCGCGGTGGATACAGTGCGAGGAAGCGATATCTGAATTCGGATATCTTGCCAAGCATCCGACTACCGGCAACGCCATCGCGTCGCCGTATGTGTCAATGAGCAGGGATTATAAGAAACAGGTCAATGCGGACTGGTATCAGATTTACCAGATCGTGCGGGAAAACTGTTCCGTGGAATATGACGGGGATTCCCCGCAGGAAGACCTTATGGAGCGGCTGCTCCGTGCAAGGAACAGAAAATAGGCGGAGGAAGAATCATGTTTGAAAAAGTGAATCCGGGACACCCGGATAAAATAGCTGACCGCATCGCCGGGGCGCTTGTCGACCTGGCGTATGGAAAAGAGGAAAATCCGAGGATCGCCGTGGAAGTCCTCATAGGGCATGGCGTGTGCCACATCATAGCGGAGACTTCCGTGCCCCTCTCCGGCACTGAAGTCTCGGAAACCGTCGGGAGGATTGCGGGAAATGTAAAAACCGATTATGTGGAAGTCCCGCAGGATGCACATCTTGCGGATAACCAGATGGGACGCATCCGCTGCGGCGACAACGGCATC